GTCGTCTCCGCCCCATCTTCCTGTGTGAGCCGCATAGTATTTAATCGGGACTGGTAGTTTTCCTCGGCTTGCGATATCCATGAACCTTTGAGTGCGAGTTTCTTCAAGAGTTGTTTTGTTTCCAAGCCTTGCTGAGACGAGGACTTGGACTGTTGGGTCGGGATGTTCGAGTAGGGCTTTAAACTCTTCGTCTGTTTTGGCAAATGCATACGCTTCTTTCCCTGTTCTAGCAGATATTTTCATAGGGGGGACTACCCCCAGCTTAGTTAGCAACTCAGCAAACTTTTGGTTAGACATAAGGTCGGATAACTCTACCCCAGCATCCTTTAAAAGATTAGCCTTGATGTTCTTCACCGTCTCCAAATGGTCTACAAGTAGGGACTCATCCAGCATCAGCGTGGGTTGTATAAACATCTTTAGGGTTGTGTCTATAACTTTTAATTCCTTTGTTGGGAAATTTTTGTGTAATATATTGAACAATTTTCGGGTCAAATCCACATCGTTTTTACAGTATTCCCCATACTGAGCCAAGTCTGCATCGGCAAAGTCGGAACGGTATTTCCCTTTAGCATCAAGGACTTCCGTACCTTTTTCACCTAAACCATAACGCAAAACAAGTTTAGCCAACGAACCGCCAGCATCCACCCCATGCGTAGCCCTAGCCATGCACAAAGTATCTAGGTAAGCCTTGGGTTTAATCCCATATTCCCAGTTAAGAATCGCCCCATCAAACATGGTGTTGTGGGCAAGCAACAAAGAAGTATCCCAGTTAATTTTCTGTAACTCACGCTTAATCTCATAACGAGTGCCAGTAACCCATCTAGGTTTCTCATCATCAACGGCATAGGCTACCCCGATTACTTCAAATAAATCCGAACGGATATATTCCTCTGTGGTTAGCTTTGAAAGACTAAACTGCTGGTCGTAGTAAGTCTCAAAGTCTAATGTGATTATGCTCATGTATAGTTAAACAACCTTCCAAATAATGTTTTGTGTTTTTTAGGTTCATATTCTTTTTTAATTTCTTTTAGTCTAGCTAGGGTCTGCTCAAGTGATGGGGTTACTGAAATGGTCTGCCCAACCTGTTGCATACGAATAGGAGGTTGTCTTGGTACTAAATTTAACTCCAACTGTTCCGACTTTGGGTCAAGAAGTTCCTCCATAACTTTGGCAGTAAACTCTTCTTGTCGTATGATATCAACCGCTTCCTTAAAAGCTTTCATATCTTCTTCGGGCAAGTTATTTTCATAGTCGCTAACTAAACCAATCCACTTGCCGTCATACGCAAAAGGACTTTTTTCACTTTCCTTAAACTCCTCAGGATGGGTCTTCATCCTCTCAAGGATAATCTTCATACCATCGTTCATACAGCCTCCAATTCATTAACCAAATTGGTAAACTTAGACCCTGTTCTTATTAGCTTTACTCGCCCATCTTCGGGATTATTAACAGTTGTTAATAACTTCTTCTTTAAAAGCATCTGTAAGTTTTTGTGCGTAGTTGCTTGGCTAGTTAGTGGGAACGCTTCAAGAATTTGCATGATAGTAACTTTGCCACTTAGATGTTTGTTAGCCAGCACCACCTCGTTAAGTAACTCCAAATGCACAGACTCTAGCTTGTAGGTCTTACGCACCATGTTAAGAGTTGCCGCTAAATTAAGTAATTTCATTTCTAACCACCCTGTAATAGTTTAAGTTTCTTAGTTTGTAACTGAAGACAATCTTGCCTTCCATCTGTAAATCATTGACATAATCACAGGCTCGGTCTTTCTTCACCTTTAACCAACGAGCCACATCTTTAGTGGAAAAGGAATGCTTGCCCTCCAGCATACGCATCAACCGCACCTTGTTGGCATCACTCGGTAGGATTCTCATCACATCTCTCGATTAAAGCGGCATATCCACATATGTCTACCAAGTTGTCTCTGTGTGTTGGGTCATTAGCAAAACGCGCAACCTTTACAAGCATCATCATCGCCGCAACATCTTTAGCAGTAATCTCAGGGGTCTGCTTGTTGTTGATATACACATCCCACATAGTCGCAATAGCCTTTAAGTTCTTGGCTGGATGCCCATAGGTTTTTTCCCTGTCGCCATAGATAATGGCATGGGCTTCTTTTAGTATCGTTGTTTCGCTCATACATCCTCCTCTATAAAACTTTTTAATTGGTCACTACGACTATAGTGTCTTAGTTTTCTTAATGCTCTAGATTCAATAAAACCAACACCCTGTTTTGATACTCCCATTTCTTTACTACATTCTTCTAAACTTTTGTTGTCATCAAACCGCATACCTATTACTTGTTGTTCTTTAAAAGTTAAAGTCTTACGCACCTCATCCATAGCTTTCTTAAGTTCTTGCCCAGCAACCGATTCAAGTAAAGACTTAGGCGCACCATGCATTAACTCATTAAGTTCTTCTCTACCCATTACCGACCAGCTACTACTCTTCTTTAGGCTCATGGTTAGTTGTTCTTCTGTCCACAAGTCCGTAGGGCAAGCGCCTAAACCTTCCATGACTTGATTAGCCACCTTAGTAAATTCACCCTCCCTAGTCATCGGGGATATACGCAACCCACACAACATATTTATATAAGACGCATTGCAATCAATCGCCCTAGCAAAATCCGATTGGTTCTTGTATCCTGCATTTTCAATCGCTTGTATCAATAAGTTATTACTTACCGAGACTTTGACTCTGTACTCCGCACTCATATTTTTCTCCATCTAACATATCGTAAATAACCCCAGCTTTGGGGAATCCCACCTTCAGTAAATGCTTAAACTTATCCATCCCTGTTTCATCTACAAGCACCGCTATACCGCCTGTATTCATAATGTCCATTAGATTCTTCTCTTGCAACGCAGTAGGCTTTCCACCGTTAGCTTTACACTCCACACCAATGAACCTACCGTGAATACAAGCGACAATGTCAGGAACACCACTAGCACCATACCCACTAGCAACGGGGTAAAAATAGTAAGCACCAGCATCTTTAAGAAGTTTGACAACATTATTTTTTACCTTTTTCTCAGGGGTCATAGAACATCCTCAACCTTTATGCCACGCATGGCAAGCAACAATCTAATCTTATCTATTGCGCTTTTTTCTATGTAGTTGACCATGCTTCTGCTAATTCCAAGACTTTGGGCTACTTCAGCTTGGGTCATTTTGTAATACTGCTCAACTTGTGGAGTCATTTATTAACACCTGTTAACTTTTTGATTTCTTTAAACTCGTCATGGTTTAAATAGATAGTGAATCTGTTTGGCTCTAACCGCCTACCAATAGTTTCACCCCTAGCAGTCTTACTTATGTCTGTTAGTCTCAACAACGCACTCCTCTCGTGTATGAACAAGGGCATTTCAATAAATGATAAGTCTTTAGTAGCGTATAGCCTGTTGTCGTTTAACACCGCTTTTACAATACTTCCTTGCTTATCTGTTTCTACTGACACCGTATAGGGTCGTTTCATTATACTCCTCACTAATACTACAAATTATAGAAATATTATAACCTCTAAATATTCCAATAGCAAGGATTTATTCTTGGGGTTTACCCTCAATCCAAAATTCTTTTGAACTTACTTTTGTGCCGACCTCAGGGATACGGCTTCGATCATCCATCATTCTTAACATACCAAGTGCTTGTTGGATAAACATGGGACACGCATCCAAAGATTCTTTAACCGAACTGCCTTTATCTTCGCCACGCATGATAGTAACTACAACGGAATCATCAGGGTTTAGATGAATATTGTAGTTAGGTTCTTCCATTGCTTTTCTACGCTTCATCTCTTCAAATTGCGGGATCGCAGTTTTAACTAGTTCTGCAAACTTCTCTGTAGGTGGTTCGATACCCAACGCTTGTAACTTAACGATACCTTCCATCCAATCTTCAGTCCTTAATTGGTTAAGGGCTTCTTTAACACCCCAAGCTGGTTTTGTTTGCCATTGCTCAAACTCATATTCCACCCCTCTATAACTCTTTTGGGCAATCTCCTGACCTGAGAACGGCTTGATATATTCCTTCATATACTTAAACATCTTCTTTAGGTCATGGGTAGACCTAGTACGAAACTTGTCGTTATGACTTGCAAACTTCTTGTTGTTGATTAGCCTAGACTCAATAGTTATTGTAGGTTTTTCTTGTGGGTATTCCACATACAACATCGCCAGCATATTAGTCACATTAAAACGGTCTGTGGGAAATCTGCTATCAACAAATCCTATTATGTTGCCATCATTTATAGCTACCACTTCTATCGGGAATCTACTTACTTGCACTCGTCTAAACTCGTTTACCAAATGTTTGAACTGTGGGAAATCAATCTCATCTTTAATCACTAGCATCTTCGCTCACCTTTTTTAGTTTGTCTAACTTAATACCTGTATCCACCATACGCACTACATAGGGATACTCCAATTCATACCCATCATCATTAAACCAATCTTCTTCTGTGTCGTCTGACTCCTCTCCTGTCCTAGCAAACTTAGCTTTAAAATTCTCGTCATAATTTTCTGCCATTTCAAGCAACTCGGTAAAACCAATCTTTGAATCTTCATACCACTTCCAATGATTGTGGTAGAAGTGAACACCCCCAACAGGAGTATCTTCTTCTAGTATTGGTTCGGGATACATCTCTATATACATATACCGCATAAAGTATTTGAATATATCCCGCCCATCAACTTTCATTAGGGCAACAAACTCCTCAGGGTCTTTATTGAATTGAATGAAGAACCCAACCTCGCTTCTGTATCCCATATCATTTCCATTTCATAGCGTATTTACAAATGCGTTGCACATCTGCTGGGTCTTTATCAGTTACCTCAGAACAAGCATATACAATCGTTGCCGTCTGAGACTGCATATATAAATACATACTGCCAAGCAAAAGCCCCATAACCAATACCGCCATACAAAAAGCTTTTAGCATATCAACCATACACCCTCCTTAGAACATAGATAGAATTTCATCAACCTTAGACTTAACATCCAACCGCAACTCGTCATCCTTGCGTAAGTCCACGGCATCCACACCTACAAGCGCACTCTCCAACTTCTTTCTACATGACTCTAGTTTGGGGTCTGCCGTTACATTCAACCTAGTAAGCAACTCGCACATCTCTACTGCGTTATCTACTAGAGAGTCTCGGAATATCTGCTTGTCCTCACCAGCCAACTTATCACTCATCTTGTTTAGGCAATCATGCAACCTATCCCAAGCATCTTGCATAGCCACATTGACTCGGTCTTCGTAGAACTTCTCATACTGAGCCTTCAATTCTTCCTTGTATGTATCGCCTACATCAACCCGAAAATCACCAGCACTCGGCACGGGCAAGAATACTGACCTAAACTTGAACTTATCTTGTAGCTTATGAACATCGGGATACTCGTCTGAACTGAACAAATCACCTAATTGAAAAGCTGCTGCCGATACAAGCGTTGGATACTCGACCAAGAACTCATTGACACATTCCTCGAACTGCTTTTCCCAGGAATTGAGCGTAGCTTTATAGTCAAAGAAGTTTGCCATTGGTAACAACCTACTACCACCATCGCTCCAAGGCAAAGTCTGCTCGTAGTGCCAAGTGCGAATACCCGACACCAACTTCTGCAACTCGTCTAGCTTTTGCGTTCCAGCCAAAAGTTTTTTGTGATAGTTTCCAGCCCTAGCATGAGTGCCTTTGCTTGCATCAATCTCTTCCGAGACTTTCTTATCCATCTTGCGACCAGTCCACACCGAAATGTTTAGGTCAACTAACATCGAACTATTCTGAATCATGCTTGCTCTCCTCTATTAGGTTAATTAACTTCTCTAATTTTGGCTTTAAGTAGTCGTCATAATCTGACTCATCTGCCAACCTCTCACTTAACTCCACTACAAAATCAATCATGCTTGCTCTCCTCTAGTTGGGTTAAATATTCGTCAACTTCTTTTGCTACATAATTGGGTATGTCACTTATCTTTTCTCTTGTGCCATCTTCCCACTCAACCTCAATAGTCCACCATACGACTCGCTTCATATACTTCTCCTCACTTTTATGAACAACTGTTAATAAATTACTTCACCCTTACAGTCTTACCTACCTCACTTACTACATCGCTTG